GTGCCCGCCGTCGTCGAACCAGCGATTGCCGAACTCCTGGGCGGACAGCCCGGAGTGGATCGTCGCGGCGGCCTGACCGATCGGCGACAGGCCTTCGGGACGGCCGGCGACGGTGAACAGCGGCAGATGCCACAGCGGCCCATTCGGCCACAAGGTCCGGGCCTTGCCGTCGACCTTCGCGGTCCACCGCCCCGAGCGGTCCTTCTCCCACTTGACGGCCCCGGCGGGCAGCAGCTCAACCTGCCCGGGGGTGATCCCGGCGGGCTTGTCGGGTCCGCTGCACCAGCCGTACGCGTTGCCGGTCGACAGGAGCGACACCCACAGCCGGTGCAGCCAGTCCGGCAGCGGTTGGCCGGGGAACGGCTCGTCGAGCAGCGGGTCGCGGGCCACTTCGACGTCGCCGCGGAACTGGTCGAGGGGCAAGGTCGAGCCGATGCCGGCGAGTATGCGGTAGCAGGACCACACCGCCGCGAGCTGCAACGCCCGTTCGGGGGTGACGGTCTCTCCGAACGATCCCCTGCGGGCCGCCCACATCTCGGCGACCGGGTCGGTGAGGCTTCGGCGTTCGCGGTTCGGTCGGATGAGCCCCATCAGCGTTCCAGCCACCAGCCGACGAGCACGAGCGCGGCGCCGGCGACCGCGAAGCCGAGCGTGGGTGCGATCAGGAACGCCGCGACGACGACCAGGGCGAGGCCCACGAGCTCCAGGAGTGTCGACAGCATCGGCACCTCCTCAGAAGGCGTAGGTCGGGGCCACGGTGGCGGCGGGACGTTCGGTCGGCAGCAACGCCCGCGCCCCGGTGACTGCTTCGAGAGGTGACAGGTCGACGTCGCTGGCCCGGCCGTCCCACGCGAACCCGTCACCGAGGCGACGTTCCCGCACTCCCGCAACCGCGGCGTCGAGCGGGCCTTGCCCATCGAGGTGGCAGAGCTGCTGTTCGCGGACCGCGGCGAGGAACCCGCCGCACGCCGCTTTCCACTCGGCGAGCCCGAACAGGTGGAGCCGGTCCTCCACGCCGGCAGCCTTGAAGGCGTCGAGCACGACAGGTACCTGCGCGGCGGTCGGACCCGCGTTGTTGCAGCCGACGACGACGGGGTCCCACTCGGCGACGAGCTCGACGAGCCGTTCCGGCAGCCACCGGATGGCGAGGCCGGTGTCGAGGACCATGACCGACGCGTCCGCGATCGAACCCCATCCCATGCCGATCGACGACGCCTTGCCGTCGAAGCTGACCGACCAGCACAGCACGGGTTGCCCGGACGCGACGGGGGTCATGGCGGTGAGAGGGCGGCCGCCGGCGGTCCACTGGGTGAACGGGATGAGGGCGTCGGTGTCGATGATCGGTGGCGGCGCCCACACACAGAGGTGCTCGCGGGCGAAGCCGGCGGGTCCGAGGCGACGGCGTTGCTCCTCGAGGAACTCGATGCCTTGTCCGCGACCGGCGCGAACCGACGGGTTCGTGGCGTGCCACAAGGACCGGTCATCGACGTCGACGGGTTCCTGCACGACGTTGCCGGTGTCGTCGAGGTGGACGACCTCGGCGGTGTGCTCGACCCAGCCGAACCGGCCGGGGTCGTCGCCGAGCGCCCGACGGCGTTGCGTCCACCACCAGGCGGACCGGCCGGGCAGCCCCGAGGACCCCATGGCGTTCAGCTGCCCGTTCGGGTTCGCGAGCAGCGTCGGGGAGATGGCGTCGATGTGCTCGTCGAGAGCGTGCTGTGCTTCGTCGACCACGACCCGGTCGACGTCGTCGACGCCACGGCCGCCGCCACCGGAACGGGTCCGGTACCAGATCGTCGCGTCGTTGGTGAGCTCGATCATCTGCTGGCCGGTGCCCCGCCAGATGCGGGTGATCCTCGACCGCAGGTCCGGTGACGACTCGAGCACCGACAGGAGCCGTTGCTGCGCCTGGGTGGTCAGCAACACGGCGTCGTGCACGGTGTGCAGGATGCGTTCACCGCGTTGGACCAGTCCCCACAGCTCGACGACTTCGATCTCGTCGCCCTTGCCGTTCTGCCTGGCCATCGCCCGGCCGGTCGTCGCTGCTGCCCACCGGCCATCGGAGCGGGTCGCCATGATGACTTCGACGACGAGTCGCTGGGACGGGTCGAGGGTCTTGGCCGCGTAGTGCTCCCACATCTCGATCGCGGCGTGGGCTTCATCCAGGCTTTCGACGTCGGGAGGAACCACCAGTAGCCGCGGTGCGGGATCGACGTCGGGAGGCCAGCTGGTCGGCAACGCTCACCTCCGTCGATCCTTCGAGGCGGTCCAGGAGCTCGCCGACGATCCGGCGTTCTCGCACGATCGCCGCGGCTTTCGACCCGTCGGTCTCCGCGGCGAGCAGCTTGCCGAGCCGGTCGTAGTCGGCTCGCAGGTCAGCGGCGCGGTCCATGTGCGACCCCCCTGGTCGGTCACTCTCCGTGACGGCCAAGCGCTGGGGTCGCTGCCGGACACACAAAATCCGACAGGGCGGTCGGGTCTGGCGGGGCCCGGCCACCTAAGAAACCAGCCCCGATCCCTCACTCTCCCTGGCCGTCGGTGGTGTCCATCGTTGTGCGCGTCCCGAGGACCGGGCCCGGGCCGCGTTGCCGGCGGCGATGTTGCAGGTGGAGGCTTCGGCTCGGAGCGGGCCGTCGATCTCGCCGTCGTGGACGTGTCCGGCGTGCCAGGTGGCGGGCTTGCCGGTGTGGTGCGGTGGGTGCTCGGCGAGGGTGCGGCCGCAGCGTCCGCAGCGGGTGTGTGGGTTCGCTGCCGCAGCCTTGACGAGGAGGCGGGCGGCGTGGACGTAGCCGGGTGTGCGGTGGTGCGGTCCGGCCACGGCTCACCGCCTTCGGTCAGCAACGACGAAGCTGCCTCGGCGGTGCGGTGGCTTCATGCGCTGCCCCCACCTCCGTCAGCTTGTGCCGGGGGCGGCCGTTGGCGGAGTGGCGGGACATGGTCGCCCTCCCCCCGTGAACGGCGAGAGCCGCACGCCTTCAGGCGCACGGCTCACTCGCTAGCAGAATGTAGCACTTCGGCTGGTGACATGTGGTGACAACGTCACCCGGTTCGATCAGTGAGCGGCCGGATCAGGCGAACAGGCCCATGGTTTCCAGCAAGGCGGATCCATGACCGTGGGTCGTCGTTCCAGTCGTCGACTCTGCTCCAGCCGTAGCGAGTGCCCTCCTTGTCGCCGCGTTCCCACACTGCGCCGTCGGCGTCGACGACGAGGGTGCCGTGCTCCTCGGGCTCTGGATCGGCGGATGTCAGTTCGATCACCCAGTCGTCGTCCATCACGTGTCCAGGTCTGGGATCTTGGGCTTGTCGTGCTCGCCGATGATCCCACGATCAAGCTGCACGAGACGGATGAATCCGATCATGTCGGGCCGTTCGGCCCGCACCCACCGCTGGTAGTCCTTCGGGCACAGACCGGTGCGCAGCCGGTCCTCCTTCAGGCCGGTGACCCAGGTGCGACACGCTCGGCAGTAGCCGGAGCCGGGCTGGGAACCGATCGTCGGGTCGGTCGCCAAGCTGGGGCCGATGATGCGGCCGAGCTCGATCTTGACCTCGTCGACAGCGGCGCGCATCACCTTGATCGACTGCTCGACCGCCGCGGCGCCGGAGGCGACGAGCTCGTCGTCGGCCTGGTTGTAGCGGGACCCGTCGAGGGTGTCCATGCGGGCCATGACGGTGCCGAGCGTCGGGTTGGAGACGCTGCCGCCAGAGACGGGCTCGGCGTGGCCGGACGGGTAGCCATCGGGGAGCGTGACCGTGGCTGCGGTGTAGGCGGTGCCGGCGAGCCCTTGGCAGCGGATGAGGTGGCCGATGAGGTCTCCGAGGTCGGAGTGGATGCGTTGGAACCGTCGGAAGGTGTCGGTCACGGGGTCAGTCCTCCTCGACGTCGTCGGCCAGGTAGTAGCTCCAGTCGTCGGGCTCGCCGGGCAGGTTGCCGACACCCACCCATCGGATGATCTTGCAGACGTCGTCGTAGGTCCGGTCGAGCCGTTCCTGAGTCTCTGCACACATCGTCCTGTAGTGCTCGTCTCGCAGGCGTTCGACCAGGGCGTCGGTGTCTGGCGAGGACGACCCGGCAGCAGGAGTGCAGTGGGGGCAGGGGTCGGGGCCGTCGGACCCGCGGCCTCCCAACGGGGCGACCAGGCCGGTGTCGTCGCATGTGGGGCAGACGTTCGGGGTGTCCGGGGCGCTCACAATCACCAGCCGTAGCCGTAGCCGCAGCCGTCGCCGTTGCCGTAGCCGTCGCCGTAGCCGTAGCCGTCGCCGTAGCCGTTGCCGTAGCCGTAGCCGTAGCCGTCGCCGTCGCCG